ATTTTGAAGAAGAAAACCACGCTTCCGAACACGAAAGGCCGTCAGGCTGCCCAACGGAAGTATAACTCCAAGCCTGAACAGATCAAACGACGCTCCGCCCGCAACAAGGCTCGCCGGATTATGGAGAAGGCAGGCCGAGTTCGTAAGGGAGACGGGAAGGACGTCGACCACAAGAACTACAATCCCAAGGATAATTCGGCTAAGAACCTCCGGGTGACGTCGGAGTCGGAAAATCGCAGTAGGAATAAGGTCCGTGGCAGAAACTAAAGCAACAGGAAAAGCCAGGCACCCGCATGATGCCAGCCGACCGGAGAGCCAAGCAGTCCTGAATGCCCTCGCTTCGGGGGATATCGACCAGCTTGAGCTTGCGCTTTCACCTCGGCAGCGGGCGTTCTGCCATGAATACATCGTAGACTTCAACGGAACCGCTGCTGCGATCCGTGCTGGCTACTCCACGAACTATCCAGACCGACAGGCTCACAACCTTCTCAAGAACAAGGGCGTAGCCGCTTACATCGACTTCCTCACTCGCAGTAAGGAAGCCCAGATCGTGTCTGTGAACCCGGATTACGTCATCCAACAGGTGACGGCAATCATCACCAAGGAAGGCACCCGGGACGGCGATAAGCTCCGGGCACTCGAACTCCTAGCTCGTCACCTCGGTATGTTCATCGACCGGACTGAAATCTCCGGTAAGGACGGTGAGGCGATCAAGTATCAGGAAATCGAAACCGAAGCCAATGACTTCACTCGGAAGATCATGGATATCGCTTCGCGTAAGAAGCCGGACCTGAAAGTAGTAGGCGATTGACCTACGGTCACTCAAACTGAAAGTTTGTATGGAAAACCTCTCCCCTGCACAACGGTTTGCGGAACTCTCGCCCGAAGAGCAGGAAGAGTTCCTGAATAGTCTTTCCCCTGACGTCCGGGCACAGTTGAAATACCACTGGCCTTTCTGGGCCCGACCTAACCAACTGCAACCCGAAGTAGGGAATGGCGGTGGTCCGTGGTCGACTTGGTTGATTCTAGCCGGACGTGGGTTCGGCAAGACTCGGACGGGTGCCGAGACTATTCGAGATTGGGTGTGTGGCAAGACCCCTCTTGCCCCCGGCAAGTGCTCACGCATCGCTCTTGTCGCTGAAACCGGTGCTGACGCCCGAGACGTCATGGTTCTTGGTGAATCAGGGCTTCTGGCAGTCCACCCGAAGGATTTCAGGCCCACCTATATTTCGTCTAAGCGTGTCGTCGAGTGGCCTAACGGGGCACAGGCATGGTTGTATAACGCAGTCGAGCCTGACCAGCTTCGTGGTCCGCAGCATGACGGTGCTTGGTGTGACGAAATGGCTAAGTGGCGCTATATGCAGGACACTTGGGACCAACTCCAATTCGGTATGCGTCTCGGGAGTGATCCTCGCACTATCGTCACTACCACGCCTCGTCCGCTTCCCCTCATCCGGAAGCTGCTCAAGGACCCGATGGTTGCTGTCACTCGTGGGGCGACCCGCGATAACGCACAGAACATGGCTGCTAGCTTCATCCGAGAGATTGAAGATAAGTATGCCGGGACCCGACTGGGTCGTCAGGAACTTGAAGGTGAGATTCTAGATGATATCCCCGGAGCCCTCTGGAACCGAGAAACTCTCGATGCCTGCCGAGTATCGGAAGCGCCTGTTGACCTCGAACGAGTTATCGTTGCAGTCGATCCTGCAACCAGTTCAGAGGAAGGTAGCGACGAAACTGGGATCGTGGTTGTGGGCCTCGCCCGAGACAAAGACGGATATGCTCGTGGCTACGTTCTTGAGGATGGTTCAATAAAAGGTTCTCCGGAAGAGTGGGCTCGCCGAGCCGTCATGCTCTACCGGAAATGGGAGGCTGACAAGATCGTCGCCGAGAAGAACCAAGGCGGAGAAATGGTCAGTGCAGTTCTCAAAGCTCAAGACCGTTCGGTCCCTGTTACGCTTGTTCATGCCTCTCGCGGCAAGATTGTCCGAGCCGAACCTGTGTCTGCTCTCTACGAACAGAAGCGAGTTCACCACGTCGGAATCTTCGACAAGCTTGAGGACCAGATGTGCCTATTCTCGGTCGATAACTTCCGCACCCCTGCTATGGGGTCGCCTGACCGAGTCGACGCTCTCGTCTGGGGGCTAACCGAAATCTTTGACAAAATCACGTCCCGTCGACGTTCCACCACCACACCGACTTCGGACAAGCCGAAGAAGGCTTACCACGGTCACGCCGGACTGGAACACGTCGAGACTGGTTGGATGGCAGGATAATTCGTCTTTCGACGAAGGAGAAAACATGAAGGACGAAAAAGAACCAACCGGGCTTCCCGAAGAATACGAAGACGCCCGGGGTCTGGACGTCATTCAATACGGGTCTGATAAGATGGATGACGAGCCGGAGAAGGGATACGTCCCCGAAGGCTACGATACCGTCGAAGACTATTTGAAGTGCCTGCGTGAAGATTACGAATCCGACCTTCTAGCTGACGAAGACAACCGTCGTGAGGGTCTGGACGACAAGAAGTTCGCTGCCGGTGAACAGTGGGACCCGCAAGTCCTTGAACACCGCAACGGACTTCCGTGTCTCACGATTAACACGATTCCGCAGTTCACCGCACAGCTTGTGGGTGACTGGCGGCAGTCGAGGAATGCGATCAAGGTCCTTCCCGGCGAAAACGGGGATACCGAAATTGCCTCGGTTCGCGGGGACCTGATCCGTTCCATCGAGTATAAGTCCCGGGCTGACCGCGTCTACGATGCGGCATTTGAGTCGCAAGTCACGTGCGGCGATGGTGCCTTCCGTATCGCCGTGGAATACGCCCGGGACGACGTCTTCGATCAGGACGTATTCGTTCGTCCTATCGACGATGCCTTCTCGGTGGTCTGGGATCGTATGTCAATCGACCCTACTGGCCGTGACGCCCGTCACTGCTTCGTAGAAGACGCGATTCCTCGGAAAGAGTTTGAACGCAAGTTCAAGGATGCTAACCCTGCTGAAATGCCCCGCTCGGATATGCGGGATATGCGTCAGTCGGGATGGCTCGATGACAAGACTGTCCGTGTTGTCGAACACTGGCGAATGATTGAACGCGACCGACTGCTCGGCCTCTTCGGAGACGGCTCGATTCACGTTCTGGGTGAGACGGCTGATGAGCTTGTTGCAAAGCTCGGTCCGCCCCTCAAGACCCGCATCGCCCCGTGCCTCTACGCACAGATGCACCTGACTACTGGTTGGAAGATTCTGGCCGGTCCTTATGAATACAAGCTTAACCGTCTCCCGATCATTCGTATGTCGGGCCGCGTTACTAACGTCGGCGGTAAGCGTGTTCGCTATGGTCTGGTCCGGTTCATCAAGGACCCTGCCCGTCTGCGTAACTTCTGGCGTTCGGTGGCTGCCGAACAGCTTGGCTACGCTCCGAAGGCACAGTGGATGGCTACCGAAGGTGCCGTCGAAGGTCGTGAGGACCTGATCCGCAAGGCTCACCTCACCCGTGACCCGCTGTTGATCTTCAACGACGAGGCTGTCTTCGGGCAAAACGTCATCCGTGTTGAGCCTCCGCAGATGCAGATGGCTCTGCTGAACGAAGCCAACATCAACACCCAAGATATGAAGGACGTCACGGGCATCCATGACGCTTCGCTTGGGATTAAGAGTAATGAAACCTCCGGCAAGGCGATCATCGCCCGGCAGAAGGAAGGGGATATCGCATCCCTTACTTTCTACGATAACGGGAATGCGTCGCTTCTAGAAGCCGGAGACGTCATCAACCAGCTTATCCCGCAGATTTATGACGGGACTCGTATCGTCCGGTTGATCGGTGAAGACGAAGCCCCTAAGCTCGTCAAGATCAACGACCCTTACGATATGTCGTCTCCGAACCTCGCCACTGGGAACTACGACGTAGCTCTCTCGACTGGTGCCAGCTACACGACCCGTCGGGCCGAGGCTGCCGAGGCAATGATGCAGGCTATTCAGGTCTGGCCGAATCTCATTCAGGTCGCTGGCGATATCGTCGCCAAGGCACAGGATTGGCCCGGGGCTGACAAGCTGGCAGAACGACTCAAGAAGACTATTCCTCCGCAGTTCCTCGATCCAGAGGATCAGGCCGAAGGCGGGCAGGTTATGCCCTCGCAGGAGGAAATCCAACAGGCGATGCAGCGTATGCAGCAGCTTGAAATGGAAAACCAAACGCTCCAACAGGAACTCAAGGACAAGCACGAGAAGCTTGAAATTGATCGGTATAACGCTGAAACACAGCGTATCCGGGCGCTTTCTGACCATCAGGTTGACGGAAATCAGATGGAAATGGACGCGATCCAAGCCATTCTCGACGAAAGCGAACGCCAACATCAACGTGATATGGCCGAGCAGGCAGTTGAGTCCCAGAACGCCAGCAGTGGTGAGGGCTCGGAAGAGTCCTAAAAACTTACTCCGGTCGTCGTAAGGCGACTTCGTGTCCCCGGGGAAAGCCTAGCCTCGGGGGTCACACGCAATAAATAGGCAATCGGTTGAAGGACCGCAAAACTACATGGTTGATAATACCACCGCAGACCTCGATTTCGGCACGGTCATGTCGGACGAAGAACTCGCTGCCTCGCTAGAAGCAGAGACTACGCCCACGGAAGAACCGAAGCAGGAAAGCACCCCCGAGGACGATCCCCTCGCACCTGAACAGATCGAAGAAACTACGGACGAAGACGACGAGGAAGTCGATATCCCCGCTGACGAGCCGGAAGAGTCGAACGCACTCAAGTTGAAGCCGAAGAAGAAGACTGCACAGGAACGGATTGATGAACTGACTGCAGCCCGTCGGGCCGCTGAACGCGAGGCAGAAGACCTCCGTCGGCAGCTTGCCGAACGTAGTCAGCCGAAAGAAGTAGAGACTAAGGAAGCCGTTGAAGCTCCGGCAGGTCCGACTCCGGACGACGTCGATGCAGACGGTGAAGCCAAATACCCGCTTGGCGAGTTCGACCCCGGTTTCATCCGGGACCTGACTCGTTTCACGCTGCAGCAAGAGCGTGAGGCCCTTCGGGCACAAGAAGCTGCCGAACGTCAGGCGGAGCAGGAACGCTCTGCTGTTGAGGAAATCCAGCGAGGTTGGCAGGAACGTCTTGCCGTCGCTGAACAAACTCTTCCCGACATTCAGGAAAAGGGTATGGCTCTGGAATCGACCTTTGAGGGTCTGGACCCGAGCTACGGCCAATACCTTGCCCAGACGATTATGTCGATGGAGCACGGCCCAGAAGTCCTTTACTACCTTTCGGACCACATCGAGGAAGCCAAGGCACTTGTCGCCGGTGGCCCACTCAAGGCAACTCTCGGATTGGGCGAACTGAACTCGATGTTCAAATCGCGTAAGACCGAGCCAGCAGTCAAGGTAACGAAGGCTCCTGAACCCCCGATGGACCGTGCTCGCGGAACCAACGGTAGGTTCGATGTAGCTGACGATACCGACGACTTGGATGCCTTTGCCAAGAAGTTCTACGGAAAGTAAAGGAACATTGGCAGAGGCGGTAGACTAAGGACTAAAATCAACTATGGCTACTGTTACTGTCACCCAGCAGAAGCTGGTGCTTAACACGTTTGCGACCATCTTTCAGAATAACCTGATTGCCTCCGACCTCGTTAGCTGGAAGCAGCACGATGCCGAAATGGACGACCGAAACGGTCTGCAGGTTATCGAGCAGGTTGGTCCCCGTTACACTGTGACTGAAACGACCGATGGTGTCAAGGACCTGTCGGCTGGTGTTCAGGACAGCGTGTTCGGTTCGGAAATCTTCAAGGTGAACAAGACCTTCGGCGTCAGCATGGGCTGGGGCGACTTCGTGAAGGTCCGCGACATTGGTTCGGCCCGCGAAAGCGAAGCCCTCAAGGCCGTGGCGCAGCAGCTTGCCGAGAAGATCGACGCTTACGTGCTGTCGACTGCGATTCTCGCGTCGAACAACTGGGTCGGGACTGCCGGTAATAACGTTGCTGATCTTGGCGACGTCGCTACCGCTTACACCCGTCTCAAGGAAGAAGGCGTAGACGACAACGACCTCCGCATGGTTCTGTCGTATGCCGACCGTCAGGCGCTTGCCGAAACCCTCGTGGCGTATCCGGCCACCGACAGTCTGTCGACCGGTGCGTTCCGTCGTGGCTTTGAAGGTGAAATCTACGGTGTTCCCACCGTGTTCACCCAGCAGCTTCCGGCGATCACTATGGGCTCTCGTGCGGCCTCGGGTGCTGCTCTCATCAATGGTGGTGCGCAGAGTGTGAACTACTCGGCTGTTGCGGCTTCGACCGCTCCGGGTTACTTCATGACCCAGACCATTGCCATCGACGGCCTGACTGGTTCGCAAACGATCAAGGATGGTGAAGTCTTCACTATCGCGGGCGTGCATGCTTGGGACAACCGTGCTGGTGTTACCACCGGTCGTCTGCAGCAGTTCCGCGTGGTTGGCGATCACACCGCCACGGCCGGTGCGATTGCGGCTCTCCGCATCTTCCCGGCTCTGATCGTTCAGGGCACCAGCGACGTCAACACCGCTCACGCGACCGTTGACTCGGCCCCGGCTGATAACGCTGCAATCACTTTCATCGGCACCGCCGCGACTGCATATCGTCCTCGTGCGATCATCCAGAAGAACGCGATTGTCGTGGATACGGCGCAGCTTATCCTGCCCGCGACCGGCACTGCCCGTCGTATGGGTCTGACGAAGGTCCCGCTTTCGGTTCGTATGTGGCAGCACAGCGATTTCGGCACCGGCGCACACAGCGTTCGGTTTGACGTCGCCCTCACTGCTAACGTCCGCGAGCGTCGGCGCATCGTCCGCCTCAACGGCTCGTAATGATCGTCGTGACCTAGGGTCACTGAATTTGGGGGAGTCTGGGAGTCTCTGGGCTCCCCCTTTTTCTTTGGAGTAAGTAATGACGACTATCTCGCAGATCATCACTGACGCCTACCGCGAGAGCAACCTCATCGCTGTTGGTGGCTCGCCGACTACGGCAGAGCAGACCGAGGCGCTCCGACTGCTGAATCGTGTCGTCAGTTCGCTCTTCGGTAACGAAATGGGCGACCCCCTTTCCGTGCTTCCGCTCGGTAAAGGAAATATCCAGACGCCGAACAGTGTCAACCTCTACATGGATGACCTACTGGACTACTACGTCCCGGCTAACACTCGGTTGCAGTGCAATCTCGAAGAAGAGACTACTGTCAACCTCTCACCCAATCCTCGTGACGGTGAACGATTCTCGGTAGTGGACGCCAGCAATAACCTTGCTACCCACAACCTTCTCGTTTACGGTAACGGACGTCTGATCGAAGACGCTACGAACATCGTTCTTGATACAAACGGTTTGAGCCGGGAGTGGTTCTACCGCGACGACCTCGGAGAATGGGTTCGGCTTACCGATCTGACGGTAGACAGCAACAGTCCGTTTCCCACCGAGTTCGACGACCTTTTGGTCACTCGGCTTGCTCTCCGGCTCTCGCCGCGTCAGGGTGCTGAATTCGACGGTGGGTCGCAGGTAGAAATGACCCGGCTTGAAAAGAAGTTTCGGGCTCGTTACAAACAGTCGACGACGGTTGACGTCGAAGACGGCCTGCTAAAACTGCCTAGCCGAAAGCAATGGGCTAATGGCGGTAGCGGGACTTCATTCAATAGGGGTATCCCACGGTGGTAACTTCCGTCACCTTCTTCCCGAGCCTCTCTGCGCGTCAAGTCGCAGCCGAGCCGGTAATCACTCTCAAGAACCGTTTTGCCGAACAGAACCCGCGTCTGAACGACAGCCCGGTATCGCTGATTGCTCGACCCCGGCTCAAGAAGTTTGTGGAAGTCGGGACGGGCCATATCCGGAAGGTCTTTTCTACTCCCGGTGTTTTCGACGACGACCTCTTCGTAGTGTCAGGGTTGAAGTTGTATCGCGGTGGATACGACGGGGTTTTCGCCGACAAAGGGACTATCTCGACGCAACTGACTGGCGGTGTGTCGATGTGCGCTGTCGCGCCTATCGGAACTACTCCTGCCTTTCTGTGGATTGCCGAGGGTGGTATCCTCTGGGTCTACACTGACAACGGTCAGGCTATGGGCCACTTGGAAGTGACTGGCACTCTCGCCAACAACGACACCTTCGTTATCGACGGAGTCTACTACAAACTCACCACTGGCTCGGTAGACACCGGAACGCCGAATGGTTCGTCCGGGACGCCGTATCTCGTCAACAAAGGTTTGAGCAATGGCGACGCCATCACCAACCTCTACAACGCGATCAATGCCACGGGTGTAGCAGGCACGGACTACTCGACGAATATCGTCGATCCTCACGCTACAGTGTTTGCAGGGTCTTCGTCCAGCACGGACCTTTACGTCTACGCCATCGAATACGGAACTGCCGGGAACTCCATCGCAGTATCCGAGACTTCGGCTAACGCCGCTTGGACTGCAGCGACCCTTGCTGGCGGCGGTTCTGAACAGCTTCGGCAGGTTCAGGTTCCGGGTGACGTCGGAGCTATCTCGGTTGCCCAGATCAACAGCTACGTCATCGTGGTTCCTATTCAGACTACGGACCTCAAGGGTCAGTTCTTCTGGGTGAATCCGGGCGAGACGAAGATCGACCCGACGGACTTCGCTACTGCTGAACGGTCGCCGGACGGAATCAATCAAGTAGTAGTCTTCGGTGAAATGTTCTGGCTGATGGGTCAGAACACGACCGAGCCTTGGATCACGACCGGTGATGCGACTGCTCCGATGGAGCGATTCAAGGGCGTTCTATACGACCGTGGGTCGTGGGAAGGCGCAGCCATTCAGGTTAAGGATAGTCTAGTAACTATCGACGAAGACGGTGGTGTCTGGGTTATCTCTGGTGGGTCGAACCGAGTCTCGACTCCTGATATCGAGGAAAAGATTCGCCGGGCTATCCAAAAGGCAGCCCTGATCGCGTCCTTCTAAGGAAAAGATATGTCTATTCAATTCATGGACAACTTCCAGTTCTACGGGACGTCGACCTCGAATATGTTGGATGGTCTTCCGTGGTCGAACATTGCGGGCTCTCTCGTAACCGACCCGGACCCCAACTCTTCGGGTAACGTCCTTCGGGTTACTTCGACGAACAACAACAGCAACACCGCCGACACCCGTTTGTCTCTTCCGTCGGTGACGGACAAGGTAGGGTGTGGTTTTCGTTTCTACATGAACAGTCTGCCGGGAAGCTCGGGGACTCGGCCCACGCTGTTGGGCTATCGGGACCTGTCCAATGCAAAGATTTACGACTGGATCATCGAAACCAACGGTTCTTTGAGTCTTTACAACAGCGGGACACTGATAGCCACAACGACTAATCCGGTAATGGCACCTCGGTCGTGGTTCCATTACGAATTCTACATCGACCTCAACGTCGGGACTTACGAGGCCCGCATCGAAGGTGTAACGGTTCTTTCCGGCACCGGGTTGACGTCGTTGCAGAATGTTTACCTAGTAGGTATGTCTTCGCGGCAGAACCTTACCTCGAACACCAACGCCCAGAACTACATGAAGGATTTCGTCCTGTGGGATGCCGCAGGCTCGAACAACAACACCTTCCTTAGTCCGGTGGCTGTATTCTTGCTTAAGGTGAATGGTGACGTCTCTTCGGGCTGGACCCGTTCTACCGGAAGCTCGGACTACGCTCTTCTGGATGAAACTACCCCGGACGACGCCGACTACATCACCGCCGATGACACACCGCCTGCGGCTTCAATCATGACCTTGGAAGACCTTGGTCCTGAAATCGTAGGTGTTCGTGGTCTGCAGATGATGGCTCGGGCTAAGAAGTCTGACGGTGGTGATGCCACTTTGCAGCTTTCGATGCTCTCTAACGCCGCAGAAGACCTTGGCGGAACTCACGCAGTCACCACTGGTTACAAATACTGGTGGGACATTTCCGAACTTGATCCTGACACTGGTTCTCTCTGGGACCCGATTGCCGTTAACGCGGCTACGCTCAAGATCAATCGCACAGTCTAAGGCGTCGCTTTAGCGACTTAAGCGAGCAACAGATGGTAGCAGCAGCAACAGTTGACGTCTCCCAGACGTTCATTCTGGCGACGAGTCAGTATAACGCACAAGACCTCCTAGCGTCACAGGCGTTTGCGCTGGCTGCTGCCATTTGGCCCGCAGACGGTGTTCTAGTTTCTCAAGCACATGGATTGGTCGCTGTGGCATCTGCAAATACCATTACAACGTCCCAAGCGTTCGTCCTTGCAGCTTGCACCGGTCGAATCGCCGACCCTAACCTTCGGGTTTGGACTTACACGCTGGATGGACATGACTTCGTAGTCTTCCGTCTGGGTAACGACGAGACGCTGGTCTACGACATGACGACTAGCCAGTGGTCTACATTCGCTTCCGGCAGTGGGGCGCTATGGCGAGCCTACAACGGAACTAACTGGCTGGGGGCCGACCCTATCTCGGCAGGCTACGGTAGTAACATCGTCGTAGGAGACGACGGAAACGGTTCGCTGTATTTCCTTGATCCCGACGGTGATACCGACGACGACGCCCTTGTAGGGGCAGAAACCCCACGGCCTTTTGATCGCGTAGCGATTGGACAGGTGGTGACTCATGGATACAACGCTCAACGTTGTTTTGGGGTTACTCTTTTGGGTAGCATCGGAGAGCAGGTATCTGATGACACCGACCTTCGGACGGTTAACCTGTCTATTTCTGATGACAGCGGCCACAGCTACACTGATTGTGGCGATCTGACCGTCGATGCCGAAAGCTACCAGACCCGGTTGAACTGGCGCTCTTTGGGGAGTGTCCGCTATCCGGGCCGACTCTTCAAGATCAGCGATAGCGGCGCTCTTAAGCGCATCGACTCGCTCGATGTTCAGGATGAACGGTAATGGCACTACGGCTTCAAGAACTCCAACAGCGTGAGGCGATCACCAATCAAGACGGGACTCCCTCGCAGTATTTCCTCCGCTATCTGAAAGCGCGAGGAGGTGCCCTGACGGACCTTGAAGCCGAGCTTGCCTCTAAGGTTCCGCAGACCCGGTTGATTAACACGACGGATGGTATCCAAGGTGGCGGCGACCTTTCGGCAGACCTGACGTTGAGCCTGACGGATACTGGGGTTTCTGCCGGGACTTATACAGCCCCTACGATCACAGTGGACGTAAAAGGTCGTATCATTTCTGCGACTAACGGAACCGGGGCTTTGTCTTACGTCGTTCCTTTCGGGTTCACTACTGCTCCGTCCGCTTCGGAAGTGATGCTTCTTCATACGTTTCCTATCGCGGTAACCTTCCCTGACGAGTTCGCAGGAGCCGTCGGTAAGGTAGGAACTCCCCCTGCCTCGACGTTCAACTTCACTGTGAAAAAGCTCACGGCTGCGGGGACCCTTACTACGGTTGGAACTATTTCCGTCTCGTCGGCAGGTGTTTCGACCTTCACCACGACCGGTACTACGGTGTCATACGCAGTCGGGGATCAAATTCAAGTAATAGCGCAGTCGGGCACAGACTCGATCTCCGACGCTTCGTTTTCTTTCCTAGGGAGTATCTGATGGCTATCGTACTAATTGATGGCTTCGACCTCTATTCCAGCGCGACCGCTACGGATACTGGCCTATTGTCCCGTTGGACGTACAGCGGTAGCACGACCACCAACCTATCTATGTCTACGGGTCGTCTCGGCGGGCAGTGCTTGCGGCAAGGGAATAACACCGGTAACCGCTGCGCCCACTACGTCAACTTACCGTCTAACTACACTTCATTTGGCATCGGGTTCGCTTTCAAGTACGAGAACTTGGCAGCGGCTTCACTCGCCTTCGGTTCTAACACCGATTTCATTGGTTTGTATGATACCACGACTCTTCACCTAGCTCTTCGACTACACAGTGACGGTTCTATCCGAGCTTATCGAAGCACGACTTCACTAGGTACTTCGGCTGCAGGTGTCATTGTAACCGATACCTGGCATTACATCGAACTCTACGGAACGATTGACGACACGACCGGTTCATTGACTGTCTATGTAGATGGTACGAGTGTTCTGACTCTTTCGGGGATTGACACGCGGAACGCAGCTAACGCTTACATCAATAAGGTTGAATTCGGTTGCCCAGACGGTTCCGGTAGTAACGGTATTTCTAACCACGACGACTTCTACGTAACGGACAGCACGACTAGGGTAGGTGAACGCCGTATTGAAACCCTCCGACCGAGTGCGGATACCGCCAGCAAGGCTTGGACGGCTAGCACAGGTTCCGACAACTATGCGATGGTGGATGACACTACCGCTGACGGTGACACTACCTACGTCCAAGGATCGACGACCGGCGACCTCGATCTATATGACTTCGGTAACCTTTCAGTTACGGCGTCGTCTATCGACGCTGTGCAACTGACCGCTTTCGCTAAGAAGACTGACGTTTCGGCCCGATCCATTTATCTCCCTGTCAAATCTGGTGGTACACAGAGCGATGGTTCGGCTACTGCACTAGGAACGGCTTACGACGATATCCGACGGTTGATGACGACTAACCCCGTCTCTGCCGCTGCTTGGACGCAAAGTGATGTCGATAATCTCCAAGCAGGTTTGAAGGTCGCGTAATCGTAGGACATCGAAATGGCTAACGAGTATCGCGTAACTACCGAGGCGCTGGAAGCCCTCATTGCAGGCGTAGCTGCGGGACGGGTCACAAACGTCTCGGCAGAACTCTTGCTTGAAGTTGTCCAGCGCCTCCGGGCCTCTACGTTGGGTCTGGAACTTCTTATCCACCCCGAAGGAACGTCAGAGGCGACCGCGATCGGACTCGAAGTCGTGGTGCCCTATTCGGTACCTCACGGACG